TAAAAAATAAAGATCTAAAAATGGCACAATTTGTTGATAAAATTATTAGAGATTACTTTTGGGAAAACGGTCCTAGATTTATCCAAGGTTTTGATGACTTGACTGATAAAGAGTCAGATCATATTATAAATATGGGGAAAACATTATTATTAGCTCGAGATGGAGTGTTTATGTTTCCTGGACATTTTATAGATGCTGTATTAAAGAATGATTTACTGGAAGCTTTCAGTAGAGCAGATAATACTAATGTGAAGGCAATTCATTGGTATTTGTTAATTAAACTTAATATTGCCAAGTTAAATACATGATGTTATGGTAGAATTCAAAAAGACCAAGTTTGATCTTGGTACAATGGAGAAAACACTAGAACAAAAAAGGCATTTAAATTCATGGGTACAGAGTGGAGGAACAGGTAGTTGTATTGCTGCAACAGGTCTTGGTAAAACTAGGATCGGATTAATGGCAATAGAACATGTCTTTAAAGATAAACCTACACGAAGTGCTCTTATTATTGTTCCTAATGAGAACTTAAGAGATAATGAATGGCCCAAAGAGTTTACTAAATGGAAAATGAAACCTTATCTTAAGGATGTAGAAATAATGTGTATTCATTCAGCTTATAAGCTGGCAAATAATCATTATGATATTGTTGTTGTTGATGAAGCTCATACTACTCTTTCAGGAGAGTATGGTAAGTTTTATGATAACAATTCTTGGGATAATTTAATGTGCTTAACAGCTACCCCTCCAGAAAATGTAGAATATAGGAAGTTTCTAAAAGAAATAGCTCCTGTATGTTCTCAAACTGATCTGAAATCAGCTGTTAGGATGGGACTTGTATCACCTTATATTATTTATAATTTAGGTGTTTCTTTAACTCCTACAGAAAAAGTAGAGTATGATAGAGTGGATAATTTGTTCAAATTGTGCACAGTAAAATTAGGTGGTCAATGGACTGCATTTACTAATGCTACTAAGTGGAAGAATTCTTCTGATAGGGAGCAAGCTAAGTGGGCAAATATGTTTTATGCTATGATGCAAAAACGTAAGAAATTATGCTATAATGCATCCAGTAAATTAGTGATTACTGATGAAATTTTACGTAAATTTGTAGATAGAAAAGCCCTAGTATTTAGTGAATCAATTGAGTTTGCTCAAAAACTCCAAGACAGAATAGGAGATGAATGTGTTACATTTCATTCTAAGATGTCTAAAAAGCAGAGAGAGGAAACTTTACAGAGATTTGGAGACAACAGAACGAAAGCGAGGGTAATCAGTTCTGTAAAAGCCTTAAATCAAGGTTTAAATGTGCCAGAGTGTTCTCTTGGCATATGTGCAGCTGGAAGTTCTATGAAGTTGGATAATATCCAACGAACAGGTAGAACATTAAGGTTGCAAGAAGGGAAGATCTCCTTATATATAAATCTCTTTGTAAAAGGTTCACAAGAAGTCAAGTGGGTTAGAAAACGTTGTAAAGATGATCCCAATGTACATTGGGTTGACTCATTAGATGATATAGTTGTATGAACTTGAATGTATTTTTAAAAGTGTGTGTGTTTTAAGTATATCTGTCCTGTAATGGGACAGGTATATATTTTTTAATTTTATAAATAGTAAGCCCTATGAGTAAGCAAACTGTCCGAGGACAGCCTGGTAAGTATGTTATTAAAGCTACAAAAACAGCAAAGCCAAAACTTCCTGAAGATTATCATATTCCGTTAGATCCTGAGAAATTCATTATTGAAGCGGATAAATATGAAGCAGAAAGAAAGATAGTTAATGAGATTAATCATTACGAATTTAAAGAACAACTGGAAAATAATAAATAATGATAGCATTTGGAAAACCTTTTATTGAAATGTTAATAGAGCATAGAATGAATCTTGCCCAATATTTTATCCTGTATAGTTTAGTACATGACAGAACCCTTTTGAAGGAATATCAAAAGGTTGGTAATGTTATGGATTGGACTGATTATCAGGCATTACTTAAGCGTCAACATATAGCTTATAATAATGCTGAAGAATATACAGCAACTGATAAAGGAAAAGATTTTATTCATGCCCTAGTAGACAATTTTGATGTAGCAAAGGCAAATAATCCCTTCATTGATATTGATGATATGGAGGATTTAATGAACGATGTTCAAGGAAAAGACTTCAATGAGTTTCAGAAAGTTTATCCTGTTAAAGTTACACGACCTAATGGTAAGGAAATGTTTCTTAAACAGGGAGCTAAAGACTCTAAAATCACTTATCTTAAACTTTTAAAGAAAGGCTATAAAGCTGGAGATATTCTTCGTGCTTTAAAGTATGAACTTAAGATGAGAGATAGTAATGGAGATATGAAATGGATGAAAAGCATGAAGAACTGGCTAGGTGAAGAATGTTTTGTTCCATATCTTGAAGATTTGAAATCTAATAATAAGACTGATAATACTGTAGATTATGGAGGAAAGGTTTTATAACAATCGAGTTTTACAATATAAACATATACAAGATCCTACAAAGGAGCTTATGAGGTATATGGATGATAGAAGGCATGGACTTCAACGATCATTAATGACTAGATGGTCTAAATTTAATAACTCTGCGATGGGAGGAATTGATTGGAACACTATCATTACGATAGCTGGTATGTCAGGATGTGGAAAATCATCAATTGGAAACGAACTTGAAACAAGTTTATTTGATAAGAATCCTACTGAAAAGTTTTCGGTTCTTAGTTTTAATTTTGAGATGCTTGCTCCAAAGCAAGTAGGAAGGAAAATTTCTTCCAAAATGAATATGACAGTTCAAGATCTGTACTCGGCGAGAGAAGCTTTAAGCGATGAGCATTACGCTAAAGCCCAAAAACTTGCAAGGGAAATATCTTCAAAATATGATATATTTTATGTAGATACTCCTGGAACAGTTGAAGAGATGTATAATACTATAATGAAATTCCATAAAGGTCAATTAACTAAAAAAGGACTTGGTTATGGAACAGTTATTATGTTAGATCATACTCTTTTAACTAAAGGAAGACAAAGTCAGTCTGAAAGAGAGATATTGGTAAGTTTATATAAGATGTGTATGACTGTAAAAAAGCATATCAAATGCATCTTTGTAATATTAAGTCAATTGAATAGGGATATTGAAAGTAATGAACGAGTGAGTAATCCTCAAGTTCATTATCCTATGAAGAAAGATCTCTTTGGTAGTGACTCAGTATTTCATGGCTCTGATTATGTACTTATATCACATAAACCATGTATGTTGAATCTTCAGGTCTATGGACCTAAGAAACTTCCTGTGCTTAATCCACTTAATAAGAACATTGCTATGATCTATTGGCATTTAATTAAAAATAGAGACGGTGAAGGTGGTCTTATTATGAGTATGGTGGATAATTTAAAGTACAACAGGGTCGATGAGTATTTTGTCCCTGGTGAATTACAATTTGTTAATAAAGAAAAAGAACGACTAAATGGACAAGAATAAATTAGCTGTAAAAGAAGAAAGAGTAGCTAAATTCAATGACTTCAATGATATTGGAGATATGATGGGTTTTGCTGAAACTCTTATTAAAAGTAAAATGTTACCGCCAGCCTATAATACACCTGAAAAGGTAGTTGCAGCTGTAACTCAAGGAAAAGAATTAGGATTTGATCCTATGACTTCTCTTAGTAATCTGCATGTCATTCAAGGCAAGCCTACATTATCAGTTCATGCAATAGCTGCACTTTTAGCAAGAGCAGGAATTGTATGGAAGATAGTAAAGGATTGTGAAAGTATTGAAAAGGATGGTAAAGTAGTAGACAAGATAACTACTATACGTTTCCTTAAGAAATGGCATGGAGAAACTATCGAAAATGATATTAGCTTTACGTGGAAAGAGGCCCAAGCACAAGGACTCACGGTTAAAGATAATTGGAAAAGAATGCCTCAAATCATGTTGAGGAACCGAGCTTTAGCGATAGGAGCTCGATTTGTTGCCCCTGATGCATTATTGGGTATCTATGAAACTACTGAAATGGCTGAAGTTATGAAGGTAGAGCATACTGTAGATGCGGAAGGAGCTGTTGTAATTAATT